CCGGACTGCCTATGAGATCAGCAAGCGGCTGGAGGAAAATATTTACATTCTTGGTCCGGCTCTGGGACGGCAGCAAGTGGAGTTGCTGGACCCGTTTTTAAGCCGGGTATTCTGGTTGCTGTTCCGGGCCGGGGCTATTTTGCCGCCTCCTCGCGAACTGATGGGGCAAGGGCTAGAAATTGAATATACTGGCCGCCTGGCGCTTATGATGAAAGCCTTCGAGACGCGCGCAACGGTGGACACGCTCAACGCGGTTGCCCCCCTGGCACAGATCAACCCCGAGATCATGGACAACTATAATCTGGATGAGATTGCACAAGGGACGGCATTGAGGGCAGGTGTCCCGGTGAAATATCTGAATCCGCCTGAATTTGTCGCAGAGATCCGGCAGAAAAGGGCGGAGGCGTTGAAGGCGCAGCAGGAAGCGGAGACGCTCGAACGTGCGGCGCAGCAGATACCAAACCTCGCAAAAGGGGCCGAAAAGGGCAGTGTTTTGGAGGCTCTTAATCAGTGAACGATTTATTTATTCAGGACCACGAACAACTGGAACGCGAGCAAGAGGCGGCGGCGGAGAACACGGCAAAGCAACTCCGAATCAATTTCGGTGTGACGTTCTCCACGCCGGAAGGGTTTGAAGTGTTGAAGGCGCTGCAATCGTTTTGCCATGACAACGAGGTTACATATTGGAAGGGCGACACGCACGAAACGGCATTTCGGGAAGGCGAGCGAAACGTCTTTTTATTCATCAAGTCGCATCTATCAAACGAGCTGCGGCAAAAACTTTAGAAGGGAGAAAACTTTATGTCAGATGATCCGGGAATTGATCCGGGTGCAAATCCGGGGAGTCAGCCAGAGCCGGGCAATCAACCGTTAACCATCAACGCGGAACTGTTGGGAGAGTTCAAAGACGATCCCGTATTTAAACCGTTTGAGGGCAAGGGGCTGGGCGACGTATTCAAAAGCTACAAACACGCACAAACCCTTGTAGGCGCGGAAAAGATACCGATTCCCGCGGGGAAGCTGAACACGCCGGAGAACTGGAATTATGTCATGGATAAGCTGGGCCGTCCGAAGTCTGCCGATGGCTACAAGTTGGAGGCGAATCTGCCTGAGGGGTTCCCGAAAGACGAGAAGTTGACGGAAGGGTTCAAGCAGGTGGCTCATTATCTGGGGTTGTTACCGTGGCAGGCGGAAGGGCTTTACAAGTTTTACAACGATGCCCAGGTGGAGGCGTTCAAGGAAATCGAGGCACAGATGTCCTCGCAGGCCGAAAAGACCGAAGCGGCACTGATGGCCGAATTGGGGACAAAACAGAAATACGATGAGTTTGTTCGGGGTGCTGACGCTGCGTTACAGCGTTTCGGTGGCTCGCCTGAGGACATTGCCGCTTTTTCGGAGAAGTTCGGAAATGATCCTATTGCCGTAAAAATCCTGGGCAACGTCGCAAAGGCTATGATGGAAGACGCGGCTATTCGAGGCGACAAAAACTTTGATCTCTTTGGTGAAGACGCAGCGGCGAAGGTTAAAAACATCATGGAAGACAAGGCAAACCCGCTTTATGAAGCATATTGGAGCGCGAGCCATCCGCAACACCAACACGCAGTTGACGAGGTGGCGCGTCTGATGGCCGCGATCCACGGCGACAAGAAAGTGCAGGTGTGATCATGACCGATACTTTTGACCCGACAAAAGAAGGTAGAAGGGTTGTTAGTAAATTCGGGCAGCCAAACGAAAGACAGGTCACAGAGGACCGGCAAAGAGTAGAAGAACGCGAAGCGAGGGTTAAAGATGGCAAGACCGAAGAAAAACAAGACAAATGATTTGCCGGTTGCCTCTCCTCCTCCGGTGCCTCCTGGGGTAGTGGATAGGGTTTCTGAGCTTCCCTATCCGCTACTCCGGGAACTGCAAGAAATCAGCAACAACACGGGCAGGACGTTTGATTTGACGCGCCCCGTGCATGAGTTGGAGGCAATCTGTAACAAGGCCAACAATCCGCCGGATTCGTGGCGGAGACGTTGGGAATAATTAACCAGCGGGCAGCCCGCAAGGGTCCGCGATCAAAGGGGATTAAGAAGTAATTATGTAATTCGGGTAGCTCGTAAGAGTCCGTGCAAGCTGAAAGCCAGCCGTGAACACGACGCAGCGTGAAGCGTCGAGATGGTTTCCGTTTAACGGGCAGAGCCGTCGAAAAATTGAAACTTAAATTTTTCGGAGGTTAATCTTATGAGTACCGAAATTACCACTGCAATGGTCGAACAGTATTCGGCCAACGTGCAGATTCTCATGCAGCAGAAGGAAAGCCGTCTGCGGCAAGTCGTCCGTGTCGAAACGGGCGTTGTCGGCAAGAATGCTTTCTTTGATCAGCTCAATTCAACCGCAGCAGTCAAGCGCACTTCGCGCCATGCCGACACACCTTTAGTATCAACGCCTCATGTTCGCCGCCGGGTCTCTCTCGTCGATTATGATTGGGCTGACCTGGTGGATAACATGGACCTCAAAAAAGTCCTGATTGATCCGTCTAGCCTGTACGCGATCAACGCGCGAAATGCAATGAATCGCGCGATGGATGACGAATTGATCACAGCCGCATTCGGGACCGCTTACGGTGGCGTGGATGGTTCCACGTCCTACACCTTCAACACCTCATACAATCAGATTGCCAATGCGTCAACCGATATGACCCTGGCAAAACTTCTGAGCGCCAAAGAGATTTTGGACGGCAACGAAGTGGATGAAGAGGGGCGTTTTGTCATCCTGGGAAGCAAACAGGTCTCCGCGTTGCTGAATACAATCGAGGTCAAATCAACCGACTACAACACGGTTAAAGCCCTTGCCGCCGGACAGATTGATACCTTCCTGGGGTTCAAATTCATCCGGTCTGAGCGGCTGGAAGTCGGATCGAGCATCCGAAAATGTATCGCGGGGCAGAAAAATAGCCTCCTGCTGGCTATCGGTCTGGATATTGTGACCGACGTAGGCCCGCGGCGCGATAAAAACATGGCAACTCAAGTTTACCTGGGTATGTCCATCGGCGCAACCCGCATGGACGAAAAAGGCATTGTCGAAATCGACTGCCTGGAAAGTTAAGGAGGTGAATAACAATGGCTAGTGGAGCGAATTACACCAAATATGCAGTCCCTTCTCCCGCGACATTTATGGGCGCGGAGTGGGGCGGCAAGGTCCGGGCGACGCACGACACTTATACTTTCGCTTCCGCCGCTGCGGATACGGAAGTCAACGTCGGCGTGCTGATGCCGGGCGAAGTCTTTCTGACGGGGTGGGTCATTGGGGCCGACCTGGGCAGCGCAACCACGTTGCAGCTTGGCGACGCGGGCGATGATGACCGCTATCTGGCCGCGACCGTGTTTACCACAGAAGGGCAGGCGACGCAGTGCGTCAAGGCGGATGGAGTGGGCTACAAAAACACGACCACAACCCCGATTCCGCTGATTCTCAAGACCGGGGTCGAAGAAGCGACCGGGGCCGTCAAGGTGATTATTCTCAAAGCGGCTGCAAATTAACCTTTAACCGGGGAGGGCTGAAACCCTCCCCTTTGAGGTTTCACGTGGAAAAGGGCATGATCTACACAGGATGGGGCGGCGAATTCTACACGGCGGAATATGTTAACCGCCTGTTTCGCGCCTGTTTGCGTCACATGACGCGGCCTTTTGACTTCGTGCTGCTTGCCGGTCCCTCAGTGCGGAAAGAAGCACTTGATTCAAAAATCAAAATCATTGAGACCGGCCTGCCTTATTGGTGGGCGGGAATGGTGTTTTGGTCGCTTACAGGTACGCGGCTTTTCCTTGATTTGGATGTTGTTGTCGTCGGTTCGCTGGATTCCCTTTTTGATGTCGATTCAGAGTGCTGCTGCTCGCGGGATTGGTCCACGCATTCATACATTCCGTCCGGTCATGAGAATGATGCGAATCCTGGTGTGTCGCTGATTCGCGGGGATGCCGGGTTGTGGGTTTGGGATGAATACCAAAAGGCAGGGAAACCTATCTGGAACCCTCAAGACAGGTCAATAGATCATTCTCCCTGCCACATGGCCGCACAGGGGATTATCAACGATCATCGAGGGCGTGTTGACCTATTCCCGCAGGAAGTTTGCGCTTCTTACAAGTACACGGTCAAAAAAATCGGAGTGCCTCCCGGCTGTGTGACCGTCCATTTTCACGGACAGCCAAAGCCACACGAATGCGGCGAATCGTGGGTTAAGGAGTGCTGGAAATGATCAAAGATATAAAAATCTATGGCGCGGGTGGTGCAGGCAGGGAATTGGCATCGAATTTAAAAGGGCGTGTTTTGGGGTTCATTGACGATACAAAGACGCAAGGCGATATTATCGACTCATTACCTGTGCTGGGTGGGTTTGATTCCTTGACGAATAAAGACGATGTTATTGTCTGCATCGTTGCTGATCCGAAAGTTAAAAAGGCACTGATCGAAAAGATAAAGTCAAAACTTCCCGGTGTGGATTTTCTATCCGTGTTTTGTGAGAATAACACCATCTCGGATAATGTCCAATGGGGAGAGGGCAGTATTGTAGCGCATCCTTACAATATTATTTGTCCCGGTGTCCGTGTAGGTCGTTTCGTCTGGATTAACGCTAAAAACTCAATCGGTCATAACTGCTCAATCGGGGATTTCACCACTTTATACTCCGGTATATTTTTGGGAGGGAATTCCAGTGTGGGAGAGTTCTGCGTCATAGGAACCGGAGTCATCGTCAATCCCGGTGTTTCCATCGGAAATAATGTCATCATCGGTGCGGGGGCGGTTGTCGTGAAGGATATCAAAGAGCCGGGGGTTTACGTCGGCACTCCGGCGCGGAGGATTAAGTAATGGCCGAAGGCGTCCACAAAATAACCGAACAGTTTGAACAGGAAATCGCGCGATACACCGGCGCTCCTTTCTGCGTGGCCGTCGATAACTGCTCAAATGCTCTCTTTCTGGCGTTAAAATATGATGGGATTGAAGGGAAAGAGATAACAATTCCGGCGCGGACCTATCCGTCTGTACCATGTGAAATCATCCATGCCGGTGGAAAGGTGCGATTTGATCAGGCCGGTCAATCGATTAAGGGTGCATATCGGTTGAAACCTTCCCGCGTGTGGGATTCCGCCCTGCGTTTCACCGCAAATATGTATCTGCCCGGCTCATTGATGTGCCTGTCCTTTACCGGACCATACAAACATCTGAAGCTTGGCAAGGGTGGCGCGATCCTGACCGATGATTACCAGGCATATCTATGGTTCAAGCGTGCGCGTTTCTCCGGCCGTCGCGAATGTTCTTATCTTAATGACAATTTCGATATGATCGGATGGAATTTTTACATGATGCCGGAAATAGCGGCGCGCGGCCTGCTCTTAATGAACGGCTTTTACGATGCCCACGGAAACCCGATCATTAATGACGACGTCGAGAAGGAATATCCGGATTTGAGCAGATACCCGATTTATGGTGGCAAAGAATGATCATCAACGATGTGGAATTATGGGAATCAAACGGCATTTACGGCCGGGGACCAAAAGCCCCGGGCTGCGCCGGGAACTATTCCGGGACGGCGGTCGTGCTGGGCTCCGGCCGGTCCATCTGGGATGATTGCGCGAAGATCGACTTCGAAAAGGTGGGCGTGATTGCCGTCAATAACATGATCATGCACCACAAGGGCCGCGTCCACCATGGCATCAGCCTGCACCCGGAAGAGCCGCCGCTGTGGCGTCAACTGCGGTGGACGAATCAATGTGAACCGTCTTATGTGGTGACGCATTCTCACAGATTACCCGAAAACAACGACAATTTGCCTCCGCAGGAATTTAAAACGCGGCATGGTCTTGATTATCTCTGGGTGATCGAAGGCGGGCGTGGGGGATCATCTGGCCTGTTCGCCTGTATGGTGGGGCTGGCGCTGGGTTACGAGCGGATCATCATCGCCGGGATACCACTGGACGGAAACGGGCATTTCTTTGATCCTCCGGGGGCGATCACAAAACAATTTACCGGCACGAATATTAAGATGGAGTGGGATAACGCAAGGGACAAATACTTTAACGGGCGGGTGAAATCTCTTTCCGGCAATTCAAGGGAATGGCTGGGCGAGCCGCCGAAAGAATGGGGGTTAAAATGAAGAAAATAGCTTTAGCT